AGAGTATGGAAGGAGGAAGCTGATGAGTAATATACCCTTGATACACAAGCAACGCTTGCTACAAAAGATTTACAGGAATGTACAACTTGACAAAAGAGTCTTGACATACGAAAAAAAACCTGTTATACCACATAAAATTGATATAAAGGTATAATTATGCGCTGTAGAATCTGTGACGTTAGATTAGAATTATCCAGAAAGTTAGACATATGCCCAGAGTGCTCAGAGGCAGTCAAGCAAGCACTGGAGAGCGATCTGGAGACAACTTGGAACACTTTGTATAAGGAACCTGAAGATGAGTAGTTTAATTGTAATGATACTTAGATTAATCAATAACTTGGAGAAACGCCTACCATGAACAGAGAAGAAGTTTTAATGAGTGCTCTGGATTGTATCACAAACGACAGAGCTAACCAGTATGGTAAAGCAGAGGACAACTTTGGTAATATATCTAAATTGTGGTCTGCTTATCTTAGAATAGACATCAATAAGCTAGAAGTGGCAATGTTGATGACGTTGGTAAAAGTAGCCAGAACAATCAGTAGTCCAAAACATGAAGATAATTATGTTGACATTTGTGGTTATTCTGCTATAGCTAATGAACTAGCAAAAGAGAAGAAGGGAGATGAGTAATGGCAATGGGTAAAAACTATACCGTAGGTGTATTTGATATTACATACTATCTAGTTGATGAGGATGGTAATCAACTATTAAATGATGACGGCAGTGTAAAAGAATTTTACTCTAACAAAATTGAAACAGGTTACTGGGCAGAAAATATTGATCCAGATGATTTACAGGAGATTGAATAATGATTGAAGACGTAGAAATTATAATTAACTCAATTTATATTAAACAACCAGACAAGAAAAAAAATACAGAGTACGAAGAGGAACTTACTAAAGTTGGTTCAGTATCTATAGATTTTTGCGTGGAAATGGAAGATTTAGAAAAGCTTACCACTGTGCTAGAAGAAGAAGTTTTTGCACATGATCCTGTGGAGTTAACTGTCACTTATAAAAGTAGGTCTTGCTAATGGAAGAGAAAGCTATCAAAGATCACCAACCTTGCCCAGATTGTGAGTCTAGTGATGCTTTAGCTATCTATTCTGATCACACGTATTGTTTTAGTTGTTTTGAGAGGAAGTGGACTGTGGAAGCAGAAGTTATACCAATAGAACCCAAGGTTAAAAAACCTAGCCTTAAATGGGCAGACCGTAAAATATCTAAAGCTGTGAGTAATTTTTACGATGTACAGGTTACTTATGACTCAGTAGAGTTCCCTTATTTTTTCGAGGGATTGCAAGTAGCAACGAAATACAGGGACTCTGAGAAAAACTTTAAGACTAAGGGAGACTTTACTGAGTCAGAGATGTTTGGTATCCACACCTTGTCCAAGGCGAAGAACCATGAAGTAGGTAATACAGTTATCATCACAGAAGGTGAGGCAGACGCACTATCAGCATTTCAAATAGCTAACCGTATCAAACCCGATGCAGAACACATAGCACTAAAGAAAACATTAGTACCAGTGTTCTCAATCAAGTCGGGTGTGTCCAGTGCAGAGCGAGACATAAAGGCTAATCTTGTCTTGCTAGAGAAGTTTGAGCGTATTTTTATCTGCTTTGACTCTGATGATCAAGGTAAGTTAGCTTCACGTAAGGTTGCTAAGTTGTTTAGCCCGTCTAAAGCTAGGATTGTTAACCTAGAGTTAAAAGATGCCTGTGAGTACACCTCTAAGTCCATGACAGATGAGTTTATGTCTCACTTAAAAGACGCGACTGTCTATACACCTAGTGGTATTGAGAACGCTTCTAATGACTTTGACCGATTATGGTCTGAGCAGAACCTACAGAGCATAGACTTCCCTTGGAAAGCTTTACAAGACAGAACCTACGGCATAAGACAGCGAGAGATAATCACTTGGGCTGCTGGTACAGGCGTGGGTAAGTCTAGTTTTATGCGCGAACTACAGCATTTCTACCTACAGAGCACCGATATGAACATAGGTATCATTGCCCTAGAAGAATCAGTAGACCGTACCAGACGTGGAATCCTAGCCATAGAAGCTAACGACAAGCTACACTTGAACGAAGTGTTCAGTCAGTACTCTAAGGAAGAGATAAAGAAACACTTTGATAACACCTTGGGTACAGGTAGAGTTTACTTGTATGATCATTTCGGATCAATGGACTGCGAAGACTTGTTAAACAGAGTTAGATATATGGTTGTCGGCTTAGACTGTAAGGTTATCTTTATTGACCACCTGAGTATTTTAGTAAGTGGTCTTGACATACAGGACGAGCGTAAGGCAATAGATAAGACAATGACCATGTTAAGACAGTTGACAGAAGAAACAGGATGTGCTATACACTTGGTAACGCACCTAAGACGTATGAACTCTGATAGGTCACACGAGGATGGTGCAGAGATAAACCTAAGTCATCTAAGAGGCAGTCATGGTATAAGTCAGATAAGCGACACCGTGATAGCCTTGGAACGAGATACTCAGGCTGACGAAGAACGAGAAGCTAACACTACTACAATGCGAGTACTAAAATGTAGATACACTGGAGATGCTGGAGTAGCTGGTAGATTGTACTACAACAAAATAAATGGTAGATTAGAGGTAGTTAAGGAAGAATTTTAATGTCATATGTTATCTTAGACATAGAAACGGATGGTTTTGACGCTAGTGTGATACACTGTGTTGTCTGTGAAGATCATCATGCAGAACAGAGGGTATTTTATAAACCCGATAACTTGCAAGATTATTTAGCACAGTACGACTTAGTTATAGGTCACAATGCGATACAGTTTGACTTTCCTATGCTTAAAATGATGTGGAATATCACAGTTCCTGCTAAAAAACAGTTTGACACCTTGATTGGGTCTAGGTTAATCAAGCCTGATCTGGAAGGTGGACACAGTTTGGAAGCTTGGGGCAACCGTTTGGGCTTTCCTAAGCTACCTCAGCCTGAAGATTGGAAGGTTTTTACACCTGAAATGCTAGAATATTGCAAAATAGATGTAAAAGTATGCCATTTATTGTACAAAGAGGTGCAATTAAACCTTAAAAAGTTCTCAAAAGAGTCAATTCAGTCAGAATTTATGATGCAACGGCTGATAAACAAGGTCAGAGACAACGGATTCTACTTCAAAGAGCAAGAAGCAGTAGAGTTGCTAGAAAAGTTAGAGACAATTAAGGCAGAAATAAGGCAAGAAATCGACAAGGTATTTTTACCAGAAACAATACAGCTAAAAACTAAGACAAAAGAAATACCGTTTAACATTAACAGTAGAGATCAGATAGCCAAGAGATTAATGGCAATAGGTTGGAAACCCTCTGTCTTTACCCCGTCTGGTAAGCCTAAAGTTGATGAAATACAGCTAGGAAAGTTCGATTCTAGGGAATCTAAGATCATTTCTGAGCATTTTACGCTAAATAAACGCACAGCAATGCTAAAATCTTGGATAAAAGCAACAGAACCTGACTTTAGGGTACGTTGTTACTACCACTCGCTAGGTGCAGTGACAAACAGAATGTCTTGTTCTGATCCTAACTTGCAACAAGTTCCTAGTAATCGTAAAATTTACGGAGAAGATTGTAGAAAGTTGTGGTCTTGTCCACCCGGTAATAGGCTCATAGGCTCTGATGCACAGGGTCTGGAGCTACGTGTCCTCGCTCATTACATAAACGATCCAGAGTACACTAGAGAGGTACTGGAGGGTGACGTGCATACTGCTAATCAAAAAGCAGCAGGGTTATCCTCCAGAGATCAAGCTAAGACATTTATCTACGCTTTGTGCTACGGAGCAGGAGATGCCAAGCTAGGTACGGTTGTAGGTGGTAACGCGAAAGATGGTGCTCAGTTAAGAGCAAGTTTCTTTGATAAAATACCAGCTTTCAGAAGATTTAGTCAAGCAGTAATAAGAAAAGGAGAAACACAAGGTAAACTAAAAGCTATAGACGGGAGAATATTAACCGTCCGTAGTCCACACGCCAGTTTGAACACTTTGATACAAGGTAGTTCAGCTATCTTGATGAAGAACTGGTTTATGAACACCGCAATGGACATGAAAAGGAGGAATACCAATGGTAGAGTTATTGCTATGGTTCACGATGAAATTATTTTAGAATCTGGTAAAAAAGATGTTGACATCGTAGCAGAGTCTGTTAAACTAGGTATATCACAGGTAAACAAACAGTTTGATATTAGATGTGCGTTAGACTGTGATATTAATTTTGGAACTAACTGGAGTGAAATACACTAATGACTTTTCATTATATAGAAGGTAAACTAGAATACGCAATGTTGTTTGATCAAAAAGATATGTTTGACCGCTGGAGCACGGTACTGCTCTTAGAAGGTGATCAGATGAAACAAGCTAAGAAACTTGGATTAAAAATAAACCAAGTGGAAGATAAGTTCGGTGGAACACCTTACGTATCTCTGAAGACCACCATGCCACCTAAGATGTACGATGCTGATAATAACGTGTACGATGGGCCGACTAGGTTGGCAACTGGTACGGAGGCAACGGTCAAGCTTACTCAGAAGCCATACGATAACAAGTTTGGTAAAGGAGTTACCACGTATATAGACAGTGTTAAGATAACTAATCCTGTTGCTTGGATACCCCCAACCGATGACGAGTTTCAGTCTGCGGCAGATACTGAGTTTTAGTGCCTGAAACTGATTACGGTCATTGGGATGTTGATCTGGTAGGCGAGTTTAACCCTGACGAACATTTTGGATTCGTCTACCAGATTACTAATCTTACAAATGACAGGTCTTACATAGGTTGTAAACACCTTATGAAGTACAGTAAAGGTAAACCAATAAAGGCTAGTGAATGGAGAGACTACTGTAGTAGCAGTAAGTATCTTAAACCAGACATAGATGAATTAGGGAAACAGAACTTTGAATTTAAAATACTTTTACTATGTGCTAACAAGCGTGATCTCTACTATAACGAGATGAAGATACAAGTAGAGTTAGGTGTTATAGAATCTGAAGAGTACTACAATGCTAACGTAGGTGGTAAAAGATTCTATAGACCTGTCAAAAGTTACGGAACCGATTTTAAGAATAAAATTAAAGGCATTAAAAACGGTAGATACAGAGGAATGTTTTTGGTAACTTACAAAGGTGGTATTACTAACTTAATTAAAAATATTACCATCAAGGATTTTGCTGATGAAAACAACTACAATAGAAGATGTCTTTTTAACATAATTCATAATAGACAAAAAACTCATAAAGATATAATTGGATTGGAATACGTAAATGAAAAAGATTGACACCCTAGCTAATGATATATACGACTTGCTAGAAAATGGGACTAAATCTCCCAAGCAAGAACACTTGTTTGCAATGGCATCTGAAATTGTAGACTCAATGAAGAAGCAGTTGTGGACAGGTACTACCCCTTCTAAAAAGGGTAAGTTGCGTATGTCTAACATAGGTAAGCCTTGCACAAGAGCACTTTGGTATGACATAAACGGTGATGAGAAAGCAGAGAGACTAACACCACAGACTAAGTTAAAGTTTATCGTTGGTGACATAGTAGAGTCTGTTATACTATACTTGGTTAAAGAGTCTGGTCACACAGTCACAGACCAGCAAAAAGAAGTAGAGTTGCAGGGTATTAAAGGGCATATTGACGCTGTGATTGACGGTGAGTTAGTTGATGTAAAATCCTCAAGCTCTTACGGTATGCGTAAGTTCAAGGAAGGTACATTACCACAAGATGATCCATTTGGTTACATAGGTCAAATAAGTGGGTACGCTACTGCCTTGGGTAAGAAGTCTGGTACGTTCTTAGCCTTTGACAAAAGTGCAGGAGAACTTGCAGTATACAAGCACGATGATATAGATGACTCCAATAAAAAGATAAAGAAAGTTTTGTCTGATACTTCTCAAGAGGAACCACCAGAGAGAGCGTTTGGTACTGTACCTGAGCGTGGTACTAAGAAAGCCAAGCTAGGTATAAACTGCTCTTATTGTTCTCACAAGCAGTCTTGTTGGGAAGACAAAGGCTTGACACTAGGGTTTAAAAGTAGTAGACCTGTATTTTATGTAGGGAAGCAAGAACATGCAGTTGACTTCTAATTACTTATCAGAAGAGGTTTTAAGAGACATTGCTGATATGTACAGTGTTGATGAGATACTAGATAATATTGGAATGTTACCTCACGATTTAGCTCTGCTGTTAGCAGACGAGATCAAAGAAAACTTGGACAAATTTGAAAACATACCTGTGGATGCTTATACAAATGAATAAATATGGAATGACACTACCAATATCAGAAGAAATAGATACCGTTAAGTACAGACAAACTGGTGAGGACTTCTACAGTAAAGTAGTACGCATAGCTGAATCCTTGAAAGATAGTCCAGACCATTTTGAGAACTTCAAGGATGCACTTAGACACATGAGATTCCTACCTGCTGGTAGGGTACAGAACGCTATGGGTGCTGCAAGACAGACCACAGCTTACAACTGCTTTGTCAGTGGAGTTATAGAAGACAGTATGGACTCTATCATGGGTAGAGCTACAGAAGCTGCTGAGACTATGCGTAGAGGTGGTGGTATAGGCTATGACTTCAGTAGGCTACGTCCCAGAGGAGACAGGATCAAGTCTCTGGACTCTAGGGCATCAGGTGCAGTTAGCTTTATGCAGATTTATGATTCTGTCTGTCAGACCATAGCATCTAGTGGACACCGTAGAGGAGCACAGATGGGTGTCTTACGCATAGACCACCCAGACATTGAACAGTTTATCACCGCTAAAAACAACGGTACAGCCTTAACTGGTTTCAACATTTCAGTAGGTGTAACAGATGAGTTCATGAGATGCCTAGAGAAGAAAGAACCATTCCCTTTACAGTTTGACGGCAGGGTGCATGAAGAGGTAGACCCTGTAGCACTGTGGGACATGGTTATGCGTAGCACATGGGATTGGGCAGAGCCGGGAGTGTTGTTCATAGATACCATTAACAACATGAACAACTTGTACTACTGTGAGAACATAGAGGCAACAAACCCATGTGGTGAGCAACCTCTGCCACCTTACGGTGCCTGTTTGCTAGGTAGTTTTAACCTGACTAAGTATGTAGGGGCAGGAGAGTTCGACTATGGATTGTTCACTGGTGACATACACCATGTAGTCAGAGCTATGGACAACGTGATAGACAGAACCATTTACCCACTTGAGCAACAACAATCAGAAGCTCAGAGTAAACGTAGGATGGGGTTAGGTATCACAGGACTAGCTAATGCAGGTGAGATGTGTGGTATGCCGTATGCTTCACCAGAGTTTATGAAGTTTACCACCAAGGTTCTAAAGACGATGAGAGATCACACTTATGGTACAAGTGCTCTGTTGACTAAGGAGAAAGGTAGCTTTCCATTGTATGATAAGGAAAAGTACACACAGGGTAAGTTCTTTAAAACTTTATCTAACTGGGTACAAGACCAGATCAAAGAGAACGGGTTACGTAACTCTCACCTAACTTCCATAGCACCTACTGGTACAATCAGCCTGACTGCTGACAACGTAAGCTCTGGAATAGAACCTCCGTTTAGTTTGTTCTACGACAGGACTATACAGGAGTTTGATGGTCATCAGATACAGAGAGTAGAAGACTACGCTTATAGACATGGTGTGAACGGTAGGACTGCCAATGAGATCAGTGCTGAAGAACACTTAGCAGTACTAGCTTTGACCTCTAAGTATATTGACAGTGCTGTTAGCAAGACGTGCAACGTAGGAGACAACGTGACCTACGAGGAGTTCAAAGAGTTGTACTACAATGCTTGGAAGCAGGGGTGCAAGGGTATTACCACGTTTAGAGCTAGTGGTAAACGATACGGTATCCTCAATGAAGTCAAAGAAGAACCTAAAGCAGAAGCTTGTTTCATAGACCCACAGACAGGTCAGAAAGAGTGTGAGTAATGCAAGACAAAGATAAAATATGGAAGCTAAAGTGGTCTTCTTCTATTGTTCTAATGTTTGCAATGATTCTGACTGCACAGAATGTGTATCCCTATAATTTGTTTTTTCATTTTATAGGGATACTAGGTTGGTTGATCGTGTCTATTAACTGGAACGACAGAGCACTCATAGTGGTCAATAGTGTGGCTATAGCTATACTGACAAATGGTTTGTTTGCTTATCTCATTTCTTAAAGTTTAGTATTATCATACCACACCTTGAACACTTGAGAGAATCAGAATCAAGCTTGTGCCAAAGTATCCAGCAGATAAATTTATTAAGCACGTTTTTTACTCTTTTTAGGAAACCCGGCTTTCATGTTCTTATAAGCTTTAGCACTGATAGTTGATTTAGCCTTGCTCCTAGAAGTCCCGGCTTTTTTGCGTTTGTTAATGTTGTGATATAAACCTTTTACCATTTCTTACAACT